ATGGATCAGGTCGTTGTTTTTCAAAAGATGTTTGAGCAAGTGAGAAAAGAGCAAAACTTCTCCTGGTTTTATTCAGAATTAAAACATCACCGTATTGCACATTACATTTATTATCTGGCTACGGATAACATCAGAATTATTACTCACGATGACACGGTTTTGTTATTAAGAGGAACCAGGAACCTGTTAAAAGTTAGTACGACCAAGAACCCAGCTAAAATAAAAGAGGCCGCATTGCTTCATATTCGCGGAAAATCTACATTTCGGGAATACTGTTCAACACTGGCAGGCGCTGGCGTTTTCCGGTGGGTTACTGATGTTAATCATAACAAACGCAGTTACTACGCCATTGATAATACGCTTTTATATATTGAAGATGTAGAAAATAATAAACCATTAATCTAGCTAAAGTTGGGAGCTTAAAAAATGCTTCATAATTCAGTAAGGCATTAGCATAATGGAAATAAAAGTGCAGAGACTATCCCTATGGATGATTAATACTGTCTTTTTATTGCTCCCCATAAATAATCACCAGACCAATACGATCAAATTGATATTTGAAATGTGTTCACTTGACTTTTGATACGTTATTTTATAACGGTTAACATATTTATAAAAACAACGGGCGTGTTATACGCCCGTTATAATATTTAACACATGTGGTAATTACATATTTTTGATGATCGCGTCACCAAACTCTGAACATTTCAGCAGTTTAGCGCCTTCCATCAGACGTTCGAAGTCATAGGTTACGGTCTTGGCGTTGATTGCGCCTTCCATACCTTTAACAATCAGGTCTGCGGCTTCAGTCCAGCCCATATGGCGCAGCATTAGTTAGATGACTAAATCGTAACTATTTGAGATAGCAACATAATTTTACTAATTTGCATATAACTCATTAGCCCTTAGCATTTCTATAACTCATTGATTATAAACATGTGTTTTTGAGTTTTGATAACCATTTTTAGCATAAAAATAGCAGTTAACATTTGCAGAAGTTAAGATCAGAGAAAATTTTTACCCTGTAGGGTATTACGTCTTAAATGTGACTTTAATAAACAATTTTATTTCTGTAATCGGTTTATATTAACGTAAAGCATCTCGATTAGTTCTTTTGCATTTTTACTATAGTGCAATTCTCTATGACAATTCGGACAAAGGGCAACACAGTTATCTGTTGTATCAGCACCACCTGAAGACAGGGGAATTACATGATGCACTTCCAAATATGGGTTTCCATCATTTAAATAAAACGGAGCATTTTTACCACAGTTTTCACATATACCTTTACTTTGCTGTAAAATCCAAGCTTTTACCATCGGGTCTCGGACATAAACTTTTTGTAGTCTTTCTACCTCAACTGGTTTCCTGGAGCCCTCGGGTTGACCCAACGTTTTCTTAATTAATTTACTAACCCTCATATTCAGAAGCGATTCATCATCTGTAGGCTGTGAAAGCTCTGATAGTTCTCCACGTATTATAGACGCCCAAAAACTGTCACTATAAATACCTGGAACATTTATCAATATTCGTTTCGTTCTATTGCCGGAAGGAATTTCCTTTCTCCCCGTACGACTAAAATAAGCCTGATAACCACACATCTTCAAGCGTATCTCGCGGGGGCTATTACCAATCAAAGTAAAATATTCACCAGGATGGATTTTTCTTTCATCCAAAGAATGCATATGTTTTCTGACTGATGATGACGCCAGATATACTACGACTTGGGATACACCAGAATCAACCAACCGTTCAATGATATAATCAAGAGCGATATTGTAATCTTTGTTTCTGTCACCCGGCCCCCACGACTCAAGGATTAGACCATAAACACCATCCTCTTCACCTATCGAACACTCAGCTTTCAGTTCAATTCCATTATTATCAAAAACATGCATAATATTAATCTTTAATCAATTTTTCACGACAATACTACTTTTATTGATAAAATTGCAACAAGTTGCTGTTGTTTTACTTTCTTTTGTACACAAAGTGTCTTTAACTTTATTTATCCCCTGCAGGAAACCTCTTATACAAAGTTGACACACCAACATCATAGATAATCGCCACCTTCTGGCGAGGAACTCCTGATGCAATTAATCGTCCGGCCTGTTCCCATTGTTCTGGTGTAAGTTTGGGACGACGTCCACCAATTCGTCCCTGTGCGCGAGCAGCTTCCAGTCCAGCTTTTGTTCTTTCAACAATCAGTTCACGCTCCATTTCAGCCAGGGCACCCATCACATGAAAGAAAAAGCGCCCCATTGGGGTACTGGTATCAATTGAATCCGTCAGACTACGAAAGTTGATGCCTCGTTCGCGCAACTCCTCCACCAGCACGACAAGATGCCGCATACTGCGCCCCAGCCGGTCCAGTTTCCAGACCACCAGCGTGTCACCTGCCGATAATGTCCTGAGCAGTTTTTTCAGTCCCGGCCTTTCGGACTTTGTACCGCTTATCTTGTCTTCAAAAATCAGCTCGCATCCTGCACAGTTCAGCGCATTACGTTGTAGATCTGTGTTCTGGTCATTTGTTGATACGCGTACATAGCCAATAAGCATGGTAGATCCCCCTGACAAAAGCAGGAATGATGCCATTTGCTCGTTATTTCTGCATTTTCATAAACGTTGGTTTGGGAGAAGCGGCAAAACGGGATGTGGGGACAGGGGAAAATCAGATACCGGACATGGCCTCTTTTGCCAGTGGTGATGGATGGATGAAATTACCCAACGGGAAAATCCTGCAATATGGTCGTGGTGCGGTTACGCCGACATTATCGACGCAAACAATGAGAATTACATTCAGCATCCCTTTCCCCAAAAAAGCGGACTGCGCCATGCTTACTCATTCTGGTGATGGCGGTGCGCCTTTAGGCGCTGGGCGAGGGTTCGTGATGACTGCAGAAGGCCCAACGTTAACCGGCTTTAATTCTGCTTACAGAACGTCATCAACCAGCGACACGGTATCGATGAATTACAGTTGGTGGGCTGTTGGTGAGTAATTTTATTCAGGGTGATTTATATGAACGAATATGTTTATAGCGCAAGGCATAATGCTTTTTTCCCTGTGGATATGATTGATAAATATAAATCAGAGGGATGGGATTTATCAGACGCTAAGGAAGTAAATCAAAATATTATCAGTGAGTTTATGGCTGAACCGCCACAAGGAAAAATCCGTATTGCCGGAGATGATGGGCTGCCTGCGTGGGCAGATATTCCTCCACCCACGCATGAAGAGCTTATTGAAATTACTGAATCAGAAAGACAGCTACTAATTAACCAGGCCAACGAATACATGAACAGTAAGCAATGGCCCGGTAAAGCCGCTATTGGTCGTCTGAAAGGTGAGGAACTGGCGCAATATAATTTGTGGCTGGATTATCTGGATGCACTGGAGCTGGTTGATACCTCCAGTGCGCCAGATATTGAATGGCCTACGCCTCCGGCAGTTCAGGCCAGATNTTAACGGATTCAGGGGCAAGAAATGAAAAGCGCACCGAACTTAAAAAAACAGCCTTACGACAAGATGACCGAAGTCATTATTTTTGCGGGTAGTGATGCCTGGGCACATGCGAAACAGTGGCAGGAACAGGACGGGCGACTGGCTGGCGATAATGTGCCTCCCGTTGTGCTGGCTGATGATCAACTGGATGAACTGGCAGACCTGAGAATCATCGACGAGGGGCGCTATTGTGTCCGGCTGTACAAGGCAGGCCACATCAGGCCATCAAATATTAATGCCATTGCGCACAAGCTGGCGGCGGCGGGTGTAACTGATGCGAATTATTACCCCGAAGGGATGCACAGCCATATGCGGGAGAACTGGCGCGAATACCTGGAACGGGTGCGCGGGAAAGAGCCGGCGGAAGAAAAAAACCACCAGCGAAAAACCACGCTACCGATGAGCGTTGGATCTACCGGATACGACACGCAACTGGATTACGTGGTTAAGGGGATTATTCCGGCGGTATCGCTATGCAGCATATACGGGGCTAGCGGGTCCTATAAATCATTCCTTGCCGGATCGTGGGCGTGCCATGTTGCCACTGGTCGCCAGTGGGGAGGCCGCAGGGTTGCACATGGTGCGGTTCTCTATGTGGTTGGTGAAGGCGGTATAGGTGTTCCGCGTCGTGTAAAAGCCTGGGAGGTTGTGCACGATGAGCAGGTGAAAAATCTGTATCTGGTAAACCGCCCCATCTTTCCGGCTGCCCCGCTTGATGTTGATGAAATGGTTATCGCTGCCCGTCAGGTGGAGCGGGAAACGGGTAAACCTGTACGCATGATTATTCTGGATACGCTGGCGCGTTGCTTTGGTGGGAATGATGAAAATGATTCCCGTGATATGGGGCGTTTATCCGTGGTTGTGACGAACTGAAACGACGCACAGGGGCCACGGTGCTGGTGGTTCACCATTCCGGCAAGGATGAGACGAAAGGCGCGCGCGGTTCCAGTGCATTTCGTGCTTCGCTGGATGCTGAATACCGGATACGCAGGGAGGACGCAGGAAGCGAAGCGCTGGTTATCTCATGCACCAAAATGAAGGACGCGGAGGAACTCAAAGAAGCCGCATATGACTTACGCGTGGTGGAGCTTTTTACCGACGCTGACGGTGAATTAATCACGTCGCTGGTGGTGGTGGATGATCCGCGCCCTCCTGTTGAACTGGAGCGCATCGAGGAGGCAGGGAACAAGACGGAAAACCATACCGCGCTATGGGGGTGCATCCGTTCACGCACACAGAACGGCGACAAGTGCACGATCCCGCTGTTACGTGATGACATGAAAAAGCTGGGGTATGAAATGAAAAACTTCCGGCGCTGGCTGTACAAGCTGGAAAAAGATGGGGTTATTCGTATCGATGGGGATGATGTAGCGCCGCTATAAAAGTGAGGAGCAAAAGCGAGGGGGATAGAAAGAGGGCCAAAATTAGCCCGCTCTCCCTCACTTTTCGACCTGTATACATCCTCAAAAGTGAGGGGTAAAAAAATACTTATGAAACACACACATAGAAAAACCGAAAATCCCAACTGCGACGAAGTGAGACGCTTGAAAAAGTGAGGCGAAAAAGTGAGAGGTTGCGAGAAATGACCCAAAAACGCAGAGACAGAACAGAGCCAAAATATAAAGCGTTAGACATGACTGAGCACACCTTAAAGGTGGCAATCAGAACGATAGACCGCCACACGCGGGAAGGATACGCGAAGGAACATCCCGACCTGATAAGCGCATTCATGACCACGGCGGCGGCAAACTTTGCCACGCTGACAGAACGGGAGATTGCCGAAGCGGAACAGGTAACAACCATCAACGTTAAAACCGGAGAGGTGGAATTATGACGGCACAGATAGCCGCTTACGGGCGGCTGGTGGACGACCCGCAGGTAAAACAGACCAGCAAGGGCACACCGATGACGCTGGCGCGTATGGCGGTATCTTTGCCATGCAGCCAGGCACAGGACGGACAGGCGACGTTATGGTTATCGGTCATCGCATTTGGCAAACAGGCCGACTTCCTGGCTAAACATCAAAAAGGCGATGTTGCCAGCGTATCCGGCACGATGCAGGTAAGCCAGTGGACCGGACAGAACGGAGAAACGCGGCAGGGCTGGCAGGTTATCGCAGACAGCGTAATCAGTGCCCGCGCGGCACGTCCAGGCGGGAACAGACGCAAAACCACAGGCACACAGGGTAATCAGCCACCAGCGGGAGGCGATGACTCTTACGGTGATGATATTTCGTTCTGAGGGGGTGACGATGGTACATGACCGCATAGCGGAGGAACTGGAGGCGAAAGGCTTTTACCGGAGGGCGGCGGCGCGATGGGGTGAAGTCATGCAGCTGGTGGAGACAGACAAGGAACGGCATCACATCACGATGCGACGGCTGGAATGTTCAAGGAAGGCACAGAGGGCACCGGAGCCGCCGGATAATTTCGGAGACCTGAAAAAGGCAGTCGATCGCACTTATGCCGAAATGGGTATAGATGGTGCTGGTGATGAAATATGGCGCAATTACCAGGACAGCTAATCAAACAGCCGGAGAAATCCGGCTTTTTTTGCACCAGTTGAAACGGTATGGCGCATTACCGGGTTTTCGTCACGGTCAGGCATAGTTACTATCTGAAACAAACAGACACAACAGAGGAAAAAAACAATGCCGATGAAATTTGATGAGATATTAAAACAGCGTGATAAATACCATGCTGACAACATGGAGACGATGAGCATCAATGATTACCGCGCATTCCTGGAGACGGGCGCACTGATTGAAAAGGATCAGCATGGTTTTGTGAGATGTGCTCTATCCGGTGAAATGCTGGCGGTAAATCCTGAACAGATAGATGCATTGATAGAATTTCTGAAAGAGATCAGAGACTGAGCCAGCACACAGCACACATAGCCGGAGCAATCCGGCTTTTTTGCGCCCAAAAAAAGCCCGATAAGGTCAGAGGGTTCTTATCGGGCTTTTGCATATGAGGTTTTTGGATGCACTGGCGTTCGTGATCGGGATAATCATTTCATAATTTGCAACATAACTCAATATCATTGCATAAAATGCAATTCTGATTATAATCAGGACTGGATAAACATCCAGTTATGATTTTTTTAGTCGAAGAGGAATTTCTTACTATGGCTGAAGAGAAAAAAGGCGGTGTTTCGGTGTACATAAGCCCCGAAATCGTGGAGGTGCTCAAGCAGCGCCACAAAAAAAACTATGAAGCTGGCGTTGCGGCTGGACTGGATCCGCTGATGACGCCGGAGCCGTCGATAGGTTCACTTGTACGCTCTTATTTACTTGCGGCGCTTGGGATGCATAAAAATTATGGGGGTGAATAATGGCAGGCAAAGCAACGGCACTTAACACTAACCAGCTTTTCATGTACCTGAATCGCGGGGATATTGCGGATTTTAAATTCAGCCCTCTGTTTACCACGCTGTTTTTCCCGAACGTGGCGACATTCAGCACGCAAAACATCATGCTGGATACCCTGGACATTGAAGAAGTCACCATGTCGGCGTTTTGTTCGCCTATGGTGGGTAGCCAGGTTCAGCGCGATAAAGGGTACGAAACCAGCACAATCAAACCTGGCTACATGAAGCCAAAGCACGAAATCGATCCAACGAAAACCATCATGCGCATGGCTGGAGAAGATCCGGCACAGCTTAACGACCCTACCTATCGCCGTATGCGCCTGATTACTGGCAACATGCGCCGCCAGATAAACGCCATTAAGGCACGCGTGGAATGGCTGGCGGTGAATGCGGTAACGACCGGAAAAAACATCATTGAGGGCGAAGGCATAGAACGCTATGAAATCGACTGGAAAATACCGGAAAACTGCATCATAGAGCAGGCCAAGGGTAAAAAATGGTCCGAGCAGGATAAAGACATGCACGACCCAATCTATGACATCGAGCTTTATGCTGATCAGGCTGGTTGCCCCGCAAACGTCATGATTATGGGCGCTGAGGTATGGCGCACATTAGGCAGCTTTAAAAAATTCCGTGAGCTGTACGATCTTTCCCGTGGTTCAGAATCCGCCGCCGAACTGGCCTGTAAAAACCTGGGCGAAGTGGTGAGCTTTAAAGGCTATCTTGGTGATCTGGCCCTTATCGTCTATTCCGGCAAATACACTGACAGCGATGGTACCGAAAAATATTTCCTTGAGCCTGATTTGCTGGTCCTGGGTAACACCAACAATAAAGGGCTGGTGGCCTATGGTGCGATAATGGATCAGGAAGCGGTAAGAACGGGCGCAACACAAAACATGTTTTACCCGAAAAACTGGATTGAGGACGGCGATCCGGCGATTGAGTACGTGCAGACACACAGTGCACCGCAGCCGGTACCGGCAGATATTCGCAAATTTGTTACCGTCAAAATTGGTTAACGGGGGGATTCTATGGACACTCCATACATTGAGTTATTTGCAGGCAGTCAGCAGGTATCCACGACGTTGGTACATTTTGCCGCTGATGCTGGCGTTATTCAGGAATTTACCCCGCTGATGCTGGCAGACAATGGCGAGTTTAAGCCGTGGGATGGTCAGGAATCTGGCAAGGCTGTTTATCTGACCTCGTACCCTGTGGGCACGTCAAAGCAGAAATCAGCACAGTGTTACAAGACGGGGATATTCAATATTGCCGCCGTTAACTGGCCTGAGAGCGTCGACACCGATGCGAAAAAATGCGCCGCCTTTGCGGGTTCCGGCGTATCCGTTCAGCCGCTGGCCCGATAAGCAGGGGGAACGATGGCAACGAATGAAAGCATCATGACGCTACCGCTGGCGAGTAAATTTAAAGTCGAAGCGCGGGCAATGGCTGACAGAGGTTTATCAACCTATGAGGCCGTATATCAACTAAACAAACTGGAAGAGCAGGACAAGCCGCGCGCTGATGCGATTATGGCGCTTCATGAGCATAAAGACTATCAGCCGCTGTTGCGTGCAATGGCAAACGTGCCTTGTATCGATGTTGGTACGGCTAAAAGCATCCTTAGCATGACCATAGAGCAGGAACGTCCGAAGGTTGCGCCGGAACTTACCGCAGCCTTTGAAAACTTTATGGACATGCACAGCCCGCAAGCCGTATCAGCTGGCATGGCATACGATGGCAGAAACCAGGGCGATGACGGCGACATCGATCGCATACTGAAAACCATCTGAGACAAGGCCGGAGAAATCCGGCTTTTTTACGGGTCCTTCCTGGAATTATGGCCCGTTACGGGGCGGCGACCTAGCGGTTTTTCGCTATTTATGAGCCTTTTCAGGGGGGGGGTGGTGGTTTCGTTGTTTGATCTATCTTTATGAATAAAAAGGGAAAGATGCAAACAATACACCAACCTGAAGCAGTAATTAAGTTGGTGTATTAATGAAATCGCACCTGATGAACAAAAAAAACATGGCGAAAAGCTGCCGTGTAAGTGCGACAGCGTTCGACAAGTGGGGAGTGACTCCCGTTGAACGTAAAGGCCGTGAGGCGTTTTATGATGTTGCCAGCGTGATAGACAATAGGGTTAACAATGCAATTAGCCAGCTTACAAACGACAAAGGCGATATTGATGATGATGAACTCTTACGAGTCAGGATCAGATTACTGACAGCACAGGCGGAGGCGCAGGAACTTAAAAACGAGCGCGATCGCGGTGACGTGATTGATACTGAGTTTTGCCTGTACGCGCTTTCAAAGCTGGCGAGTCAGATTTCATCAATCATGGACAGCCTCCCGCTTACTATGCAAAGGAGCTTCCCACAGATTACCCCCGCCATGCTGGATAGGCTTAAAAGGGAAGTGGTTAAAGCCTGTAATGCCAGTGCCAGAGTTGCCGACAACCTCCCACAGATACTGGCTGATTACTTGAAAGAAACAACCGGAAACGTACCGGAAAAGTTGCTACAGAAGAAAGGCGAGTAACAGACGCGCAATTATTGAACAAAAATGAGAAAGGATCTGATAATGGCATTTTCTGGCTAAAATGCCTCGTGTCAGATCCTTTCTTTTTTTAATATTTTCATTGTTAAACAGTCTGTTACAGAGAAGAAGAACGGATCTGACTTTTGCCGGAAAATTTTCATAAACAGATAAAAACCGCGAGGTCGCCGCCCCGTAACGGGTCCATAATTCCAGGAAGGACCCGACGACACCAGACAATCAGAACGATGGGTGCACAATGACAGAAGCCGAAATACTGGGATTAATCCGCCGTGCTGGTGGAATCAGCCAGCAGACTGACGAACAGGCCACGCAGCCGGACAGCGTGACAGCCGAAAATTATGCGCGTGTTGTTGCTGAGGTGATGCGCCGTGATGGTATCCAGCTTAATGATGTGGATATGCGCAACATACGGATCCGCGTTCTTGAAATGCTGGCCTACAATCGCCGCGTGGCACTGTATCGGGAAACGGAGAAAATTACGTACCACTGGAAGAAGCCGGAGCGGTTACGGCGGTAACTTGTTGATATTGTTCCAAAGCTCATTTTTGAGCTTTGGCCTAACCTACTGATATTTTCGGAAACAGCCAACGGCTGAGGCCGGAACAACCGACTATCTTTCAGATAGTCACAAACTACGAAATTTTCGCAGTTTAATTACTCGTCAGCTTAATCGCTAACCCGCTGATATTTTCGGAAACCTCAATTTGAGGAAGTCGGCGCGGTAACTGTTTGATATTCCCGATAGCGCAAAAATGCGCGGTCGGGCAGAATGTCCACCACCTCAATCGTGACGGAGAGTGACAACCAGTGACACACCGTGACAAAAAGACGGTTTAACCGTTCATTAAAAATCGACGTGATTTTGTGCTTTCCGGATGACGTGGCCAACGTCATTTTTTAGCGAAAAATTCTGATTAAGGTCATTGGCTGAATGGTCAAAATGACCACTCAGACCATCAAGGCAACCATAACGAACATCGTTACGGTTGGAGCTTTTACCCCATTGGGGGAAAGGTATTACGATAATCATAACACCTACCGAACAGGTAAAGCCCACCAGCCTGATTAACAGTTAACCGGAAAAAAAATCTGGTAGCCCCGTTATGGGGATCCCCATATCGACATTAACGCCCCTCATGAATTGGTGCGCTTCCCCCTGGAAAGATTACCCGCCTGTATATTTCTTGTGTCTATTTGTTCAACGTTGTTTCATACAGTGCACCGAACGGTGTAGTTAATGGTGTAGTCAATTTGCTGTTTTTAGCACTTTTTGCAGTGTGAGTTGTTTAATTAAATCAATTGGTTGCCTTGCTGTGGTGATAAAAGGACATATTTATTCATCTTTCGGCGCAGAATGCTGGCGACCAAAAATCACCTCCATCCGCGCACCGCCCAGCATGCTCTCTCCGGCGACGATTTTACCCTCATACTGCTCGGTGATTTCGCGGGCTACCGCCAGCCCTACACCTTGCCCAGGGCGTAAAGTATCAACCCGTTGACCACGGTCGAAAATGACCTCTCGCTTGCTTAAGGGAATACCGGGGCCATCATCCTCGACCACAATATAGAGATGCTCGTCTGTTTGCCTTGCAGATATTTCGACAAACTCGAGGCAATATTTACAGGCATTATCCAGCACGTTGCCCATCACCTCGACAAAATCGTTCTGCTCACCGACAAAGCTGATCTCTGGCGAAATATCGAGAGAGATATTGACCCCTTTGCGTTGATACACTTTGTTCAGCGCCGAGGTGAGATTGTCCAGCAGTGGGGCGACCGGATGCAGCTCGCGGCTAAGCAATGTCCCGCCGCGCATACTGGCACGATGCAGGTAGTAGCCAATTTGCTGTGAAATGCGGCTGATTTGCTCCAGCATTACCGGCTCAGCATCACTGACGCTCATCTTCTCACTACGCAGAGAACGCAGCGTACTTTGCAGCACCGCCAGTGGCGTTTTCAGACTATGGGTCAGGTCGGTGAGCGTCGTACGATATTTGTCGTAACGTTCGCGTTCACTTTTTAACAGTCGGTTCAGGTTTCGTACCAGACTGGTCAGTTCTCGCGTTGTGGCTGGATTGAGCAATTCGCGGTTATGTTCTTCCAGTTCGCGGACTTCTTTTGCCAGGGCTTCGATGGGGCGTAAACTCCACCAGGCGGCGACCCACAGCAGCGGGATCACTAACAGCAGATTGGCTGAGAGCACATAGATAAACCAGCTCCAGACCATATAGGAACTTTTTAGCTCCACCGGAATGGTATCCACCACCACAATGGTTAACTTTGGCATCCGCGATGTTGCCGGGTAGACGTTTACCGCCACCGAGTGGGTCATCTCCGCGTCGTCATCATCTTCCCGCACTTCCTGCAACTGTTGCTGTATAGAATGATCTCCACTCAGCAAGAGGCTGGTATCGTTAACATCCGCTTCAATTTCATGAAAACCATTCGATTTCAGCCAGTCAGGCTGGATCATCTTCATCAGCCAGGGCACGTCACGTTGCGCCCATAAAAGCTGCCCGTTCTCATCATAAATTAGCGTCATGGTGGGGCTTTGCTTGTCGATATTTTCGGGTAACTCGACATGCAACTTATTGTTTTCCCACTTCGCAAGGGTATAGAACAGATTGCTCTCGCCACGTAACAGCCGAAACGTGGTTTTATCGAAACTGACGCTATAACCGATCAGCGCAACCATTCCGTAGGCAAGCGAAAGCACCAATACTACTGCTGCCGTTGCTAACAGAAAACGTACCCGCAGCGAGAGCGGGAAAAAAAGATGCAGTAATTTTTTCAT